TTGATGGATTTTTTCATGGAACTTACAGAGGAAATCCACATATTAGAAATCAAGAAACAAGGATTTATGTTTATCAGTATCTATTCATGCTAGAACAATACTGCAAAGATCTTGGCATAGAACTGTATGTGTTTTCCTATGTAGACGGAACAAATGAATTCTTAAAGAGAACAGATCTAGACTGCATGAAGTATTTAAATAATCACCAAATAGTTGAAGAGATCTATGAGTATGCAGAAAAAAATAAAGAAACCATAGATGAGTTTTTCTTGACTGCAAGAGATAACCAGCATCATGGTTGGGGATATCATGACGTATGGTCTAAGACCATGTTTGAAGAATATGAATCTGGTGGAGGAAGATATGTCAGATAATCAGTTGGTTGAGCACCTAGATGAAGTAAATCGTGTTGTTGAAGAATACTTAAAGGGCAATGATCCAACTGTAATATCCAAGCAGTTAACAATTCCAAGAACACGAGTTGTGCAACTTATTAATGAGTGGAAGGTAATGGCTTCGGCTAACGAGGCTATCAGAGCCCGTGCCAAGGAAGCCCTTGCAGCAGCAGATACACACTATAGCAAACTTATCTCTAGATCTTACGAGGTAATCGATGAAGCGTCTATGACTAACAATCTTAGTGCAAAGACTGCTGCAATTAAACTTGTTATGGATATTGAGTCTAAGCGTATTGATATGTTACAGAAGGCTGGTCTATTAGAAAATAAAGAACTTGCAGAAGAAATGGTTGAGATTGAAAATAGACAGATGGTATTAATGTCAATACTAAAAGACATAGCCTCAGAGCACCCAGAGATTAGAGATCAGATCATGAGAAGACTATCTGATATTGCAAAAAAAGATGAAGTCATAACGGTAGTTCACGATGGCTGATTTTAATGATTTTCTAGAAGCACTTAAGGATAGTCATTTTGAGGAAAAGCCTGTAGACGCAAAGACTTTTGTTGAAGACGAAAAGTTCTTAGGCCAGCCAGGACTGTCTGATATCCAGTACGATATCGTAGAAGCAATGAGTCAAATTTATAAAAAAGAAGACCTGCTAGATTTACTGGGAGAAGTTGAAGGAACAAGGTACTATGAAAAATATACAAAAAACGAGATCATACTTCAACTAGGCAAGGGTAGTGGAAAAGACTTTACATCTACTGTTGCTTGCTGTTATATTGTATATAAACTGTTATGTTTAAAAGATCCCGCAAAGTACTTTGGCAAGCCATCTGGAGATGCTATCGACCTAATCAATGTTGCTATTAACGCACAACAAGCAAAGAATGTTTTCTTTAAAGGCTTTAAGAGCAAGATTGAAAGATCTCCCTGGTTTGCTGGTAAGTTTTATGCTAAGGCAGACTCAGTAGAGTTTAACAAATCAATCACTGTTTATTCTGGTCACTCTGAAAGAGAATCACATGAGGGGCTAAACCTTCTTCTTGCAGTACTTGATGAGATTTCTGGTTTTGCATCTGAAGTTGGAACTGGTAATGAACAGGGAAAGACTGCTGATAATATCTATAAAGCATTCCGTGGATCAGTAGACTCTCGTTTCCCTGACCTTGGTAAAGTTGTTTTGCTTTCATTCCCAAGATATCCAGGCGACTTTATTTCAGAAAAGTATGATGCTGTTGTTGCAGAAAAAGAAGTTGTTGAAAGATCTCATACATTTATTATTAATCCATTATTGCCAGAAGATGATCCATCAAATAAATTTGATATCACATGGGATGAAGATCAGATTACATCGTACAAGTATCCAGGAGTATTTGCACTAAAGAGACCAACATGGGAAGTAAATCCAACAAGAAAGATTGATGATTTTAAGATTGCTTTTATGACTGACCTAGGAGATGCAATGATGCGTTTTGCATGTGTTCCAACTTTTGCGTCTGACGCTTTTTTTAAGCAGGCAGACAAAGTTGCAGCGTGCATGACACTGAGAAATCCAATTGATAACTTTAGAAGATTTGATGAATCGTTTGTGCCAGATCCGAATAAAGTTTATTATGTCCACGCTGACCTTGCACAGAAGCACGATAAGTGTGCAGTAGCAATTGCCCATGTAGATAAGTGGGTAAATATTCAGGTAATCAATAACTATGAACAGGTAGCACCAATAGTTGTAGTTGATGCAGTAGCATGGTGGGAACCAAAGGTAGAAGGTCCAGTTAATCTTTCAGAAGTTAAGCAGTGGATTCAAAACCTTCGTAGACTTGGATTTAATATTGGAATGGTTTCGTTTGACCGTTGGCAATCGTTTGATATTCAAAATGAATTAAAGCAGGTCGGAATGAGAACTGATACTGTTTCTGTAGCAAAAAAGCATTATGAAGACATGGCAATGCTCGTATACGAGGAAAGACTTGCTATGCCATCTATTGACTTGTTGTTTGATGAACTGACACAGTTAAAGATTATGAAAAATGATAGAGTTGACCACCCACGTAAAAAGTCAAAGGACTTGGCTGATGCTGTGTGTGGTGCTATTTTTGGGGCAATATCACATACCCCTAAAAATAATAACACTGAGGTTGAGATTCATACATTTAGGGATAGGCCTAAGGGTGAACTTGACGTGGGTAAAGACAATGTGATACAATTTAAACCTATGCCAGATGATGTAAAGAATTATTTGGATAGATTAAATCTACTATAAATAAGGAGAAATACCGAATGAATTCATTCAAGAAAATCGCACTAGCCGTGGTTGCAGCCATGACTTTGGGCATGGTCGCAGTAGCACCTGCAAATGCTACAGTAATGACAGTAGCGGTAACACTAGATTCAGTAGCAAACACTACTAACGGTGTAATCGCAACACCTGCTACATTACCAGTCCCAGCAGATAACACAATCGATGCAGCAGATGCACTACGCTTTGTGGCAACAGTAGCAGCAGGAACATCAGTTTCTGCAGTAGCAACTAACGCAACAATCGTATCAGCACTACACACATCAGCAGCACCAGTCGGAGCATCGTCAGGGTCATCATCTTTGACAATCGCAACAGGCACTGGAACAACTGCAACATTTTTTGTCTACACAAAGACAACAGCAATTGGAACCGTTGTAATTAACAATGGTGGAACAACTCTTACATACTATGTACAGGGTACTGCTGGTAAGATCAACAACCTAACAGTTTCAGCACCTTCAGCAGGTGCAGCAGGAACTAAGCAGGATATCGTTGTAACTGCAACAGATGCATTTGGTAACAAGGTATCTGGTAAGTCAATTACAGCAACAGTCTTTGCTGCAACAGCAGTACTAGACACAGCAACAGTAACAACTGGTGCTACACTAACAGATTTTGGAACAGCAACCTTCAAGGCTACTCTTCCAACAACAGGAACACGCTCACTCATTACATTCGCTCCAACAACATCAACAGATGCAGTTGCAGGCGCAGTAGTAGGTTTGACTGCTCCAACACTTGCACCTTTCGCAGAGATTGCAGTTCGTGATCTAGTATCAGAACTTGCTGCTGAAAAGGCTGCAAAGGATGCAGCACTTGCTGCAAAGGCAATTTCAGATGCTGCAGTTGTAAAGGCTAACGCTGATGCTGCTGCTGCACTAGCAACAGAGAAGGCAGCATCTGCTGCTGCTCTTGCTGCTGAAAAGGCTGCTTCTGCAAAGGCTCTTGCTGATGCAAAGGCTGCTTCAGATGCAGTTGTACTTGCTAAGGATGCAACAATTGCTAAGTTGACTGCAGACAATGCAGCAGCAATTAAGTCACTTAAGGATGCTTTCAACAAGTTGGCTCGCCAATGGAATGCAAAGAATCCAAAGGCACGAGTTACTATCGTTAAGTAATTAGTCCAACATTAAAGGGGTTGCCAATTATGGTAGCCCCTTTTTTGTGCAATAAAATGGTATAATCATCCTATCAGACATGTCGTCTGCAAGGGGGAAAGGCAAATAAAACAATTATTACGCATAGTAACAGCCACACTATTAGCCTTCGGATGGCTTATTATAGCCCCTACAGAGGCTCATTCTGACGATCCTATAACAATAGGTGCTCAGAGGATAGAAGCCCTCAATGAGAATGTCTCAGACCTTAATGATAGTGCTGAATTAGTCTCACTTATTGGCGTGGCACAAGATAAGTATGACGCTGCCGTAATTTCCAGGGACAACAAAATCTCAGCAGAAGAAACATATGTCCAAGCGGTAGATACAGAAGCAGAATCCCTATCAACCCTCAATACAAAAATATCAAACCTTTCCTTAGCCCAATCCTCAGTAGATGGACAAACAGCCACAGTTGCTTTAGCCTTAACACACAAAGATGATGCTCAAGAAGCATTGTCCATAGCCAATCTTAATCTTCAAACCACACAGTCTAATATGCAGGCTGCTGGAGGAACAGGTTTGTCCTATACGGTTTATAACCTATTAAGAAATGGCAATCAAGCAGTCACAGGATCTGTTCTTTGTTCTGGCACTTGGAACTCCAACTCAATGCAACTTCCTGTGTGTGGCAACAGATACGAAAACTTTATAGTTAAATTTACTGGACAGATAACAGTACCAGACCACTGGACATCTACCTTCTTTGCAGGATATACAGACGATGGTTTTAGAATGTTTGTCAATGGACAACTTGCATCTAATCAATGGGTAGAGCAAGGAGCACGGTGGAGCCCATACACTCCAGCATATGATGTTAGTGAAGATAAAACATTAGATGTAGAAATTTGGTGGTACAACGGTGGAGGACCAGGATCCTATCATCTTGGATGGGCTATTCCTGGAGGATGGACTGGAGCAGGTTGTGATTACACTGGTGGTTGGGGAGTGGATTTTAGTTGTAATCTTGGAACATTTTCTTCTGGCCCAGGCGCAACACAAGAGCAGATAAATGATTATAACCAAGCACTTGCAGCAAGAACATCTGCTTTGGCAGTATATAACGATAAGTTATCTGTTTACAATCAGGAGGTTGCAACACTAAATGAATTACAAGATGATTTAGAATTAGCGCAGGAAGAAAAAGATTCTGCAGAAACCACATATGAAATTGCAGAACTAAACACTGCTTTGACATTGGCAGCAAAAGATTTAGCAATTGCAAACTACAATAATGCAATTGAAGATATGAATGATGCAATCACTTCTGCTGAAGAAGAGTACGCTGCTCAATGGGATTTTGAAGAGAAGCAAAGGATTAATGCTGCTATTGCCACTGCCCTTGCAAACATGCCACAGCCAGAGCCAACACCAGAGGTTACAGTTGAACCTACTCCAGAGCCTTCTCCAGAACCATCAACTGAGCCAACAGAAGAACCTACTGAAGAACCTACACCAGAGCCTTCTACGGAGCCTACAGAAGAGCCTACAGAAGACCCTAAGCCAGAGCCAACTGATGAACCAACACCAGATCCAGAAACAACAGAGGAGCCAGTCGTAGATCCAACTGAGGAACCAACTCCAGAACCTACAGAAGAGCCAACTCCTGAACCAGAGCCAACAACCAATCCTGAAATAAAGGATGAAGAACTTGCTGCACTCATTCCAGAAAAGGGTACAGGAACAGCAGAAGATTTATCTGGAGTTATTGCCAACCTTACAAGCAAGGACAATAAGTTAGTTAAACTTTCTCCAGAGCAGGTAGCAGCAGTTAGCCAAACCCTTAAGTCTTTGACCCAAGAAGCAAAGGCGGAGATTGCTGGAGACCTTGGTATCAAGCCATCAGAAGTTGCACAGATTGCTGAGCAGATGAAAGACAACCCAGCACTTGCATCAGCATTTGTTGAGTTCGCAGAAAGAGCAGGGGATGCAGGAGAAACCCCAATGCCATTTACATTAGCAGATGCAGTAACAGAAGTACAAACAGAAGCATTCTTAGCAGACCCACTTGGAGCATTATTCAATGTGGACCCATTAGAACTCCTATCCAATTTCTCTGAGTTGGGTATGGACATGACAGACGATCAGAGAGAAAAAGCCCAGGAAGTCATTATCCCAGTAATCATTGTTTCACAGATTGCAAATGTAATGATTGGGATGAGGAGGTAATATGAAAATAATCAAAAAGGTTGTGAAGGGATTCTTCACATGGCTAAAAGATGCAGGGGTGGAAGTAATCGCACAGGCCTTTACTCTCCTTGGCTTCTTCATAGCATGGCTAACTTTGACGGGATCAGCAAGAGATATTGTTGGTATTGCAGTACTTGCAACCACAGTAATCTGGCTAATTACAATCCCACTAAGAAAGGAGGACTAAATATGGCAACTAAAAAGGTAGTAGAGGCTCCAAAGAAAGAGCACCCACAAAAGGCAATAACTAATATCCTTATGCGTATTGTCGCAGTCTTTGCAGCATCTGGTCTATCAGTACTTGGTGCTGGAGCAGTAGTTGGAATTGACACAGTTCAGGCAGTATTCTTAGCAGGACTATTAGGCGTAGCAACAGTCATTGAAAGACTGGCAAGGGCTTTTTTGGACGATGGAAAACTCACATTGGCAGAGATCAATGATGCGTTTAAGACGGTAGACAAAAAGGCTAATTAGTCATTATTGACCCTAGTTGACAGCCCTCTCTGGGCAATGGTATACTTAAGTATCACCTATCTGGAGAGGGCTTTGTCATGACTTGTATTGCTGTTGTACGCCATGAAGATAAAATTTACATGGCTGGAGATCGTGGAGCATCAGATGATGGTACCATTCTAGCACTTCAGGCACCCAAAGTTTGGAAGATAGGTCCATACCTTATTGGTTATGCAGGTGCAATGGACGGAGAAAGAATCCGTTACAATTTTAAGCCATCTATACCTAACATACGAGACACAGACAAGTTTATGCAAACAAAGTTTATCAAAGAACTTAAAGAATTTTATAATGAGTTTTGGGTTGATACGTCTAAAGATGGAGACCTAGGATTGATTATTGCAGTTCGTGGAGAAATATACGAGCACAGTTCTGCAGACATGTCTTTATCTAAGTACACACTTCCATACCTTGCTATGGGATCAGGAGCAGAGTATGCCTACGGTGTTTTATATGCAACAGATAAACAAAAAAATGCAAGGAACAGAGTAGTTCAAGCAGTAAATGCTGCAATTAAATTTAGCCCATCTTGTATGGGTCCAGTTGACATCGTTAGTGTTTAAGGCTATAATTAATATATGAATCATTCACACGAAGACGATTTGTCACCAGAAGAGCAAGAGTTTGGTATCTGGCTTTCAAATGGTATTGAAAGAGGATGGGTAACTCCACCTTATTGTAATACCCATGATGGTGGATACGAATATATGGGTGAAGAAGAAGTAGAAGAGTGGGAGGCAGGGGGAGACCCTTGTTGTCATGTCATCAGATTGATGATATCGTAAAAATGAAAAGGAATAAAATGAAAAAGATCGTAGCACTAGTAGC